TTCTTCATCAATCCCTTGTTCGGAATGTCCGTATGTATGTGGGGTATCTAAAATCTCATTAATCTTCTTGTCCATTTGCTCTTGGGGTATAGATTTCGGGGTTGATTTAATATAATTCAGCAGTTGATGTCTATTCATAGTATCTTTATTTAATAAGAAATTAAAATAAGGTGTGTTTGGAGAGCCACTTTCAATGCAAATGCGTACAGATTTTATGGGGTTTGGCACTATGAATTGCTTACCAAATCTATCATAACGAGTATGCCCATTCCAAGTAAAATAACTCCACATATCCATCAAAGTATCAGAGGTAGTTATGTTCCATATATCTTTCTTAACTTGTTTAATTTCTGCCCATTCCCCACTATCTTTATAACTTTGCATAATGGTAGGCAAAGACATCTGCACTCTGGTGTTATTTCTTAAAACATCAATGATGAATTTATTAAATTTATAGTAAGGATTGTATGTTCTTTGCCACTCACTAATAGTAATGGCTGTTCCCCTCAAAGTTAAACCTTTTATATCATTAATAGGTACTTTTGTTTGTTCATTTATCCATACAATACGCCAATGATTTTTAGGAATGAAACCAAATTGAATGTCTTTCATATAAATTTCAGAAGGAAGTCTGCAAAGTTTTTGATAAACATTCGCCCATACATATTTCTTTCTGCTTTTAATGGGGGTGTAAAGTTGTAAATTTTTCATACCCCCCACTTGAAACGGCATACGGAATGTATGCAGTTGAGAAAGATCTGGTCGCCACTCCAACATAGGCATAATAGATGTCAGATGACGCAGTTTTCTTTTAACTTTTTTCTTTTTACGCACAGTCATATTTGCCCCCTAATATTATTTCTTGAATGTATTTGGCAATCCCTATCGGATTTTCTTCGCACACCTCAAGCAGTTCTTCATTGTCAAGATAACAAATGTCCTGCCAATCTAATTTCTTACCATTATACATATTGTTTTCATTATCATTAACAGTAATAGTATTTTTAGGATAAGAAGTAAATCTTGCCCCGTTGTTATGCTTGTTTGGTGTATGGGTGGTATGAGTTACATTACCCTCATTATCATAATGAGTTTCGGTTGAGTAACCAGATAAATCTATTTTACTATTATCTTTTGGTTTATCAAGCAAACCAGAATAATGGTAAGGGTCATCATCTTTTTTATCCCACCAACTATTAGTTTTCCACGCCATTTTATTGGTTTCAAAATCATAAGTATAATTTCTCAAGCCATATGATGTTGGTTGTATGGAATAGGTATTGGATAACCAACCTATGTTGTCCACTTCCTTGCCCTCATCTTCATTATAGATGACAAATTCTTTAGTCTTGCCGTCTAGAAATAAAAGTTTATCACTACCAATTAATTCCTCTATCATTTCTTGCCACTCGGCATTATATAATAGTTTAGGATTGGCTGATAACTGTGGTCTTAACACCCATTTAATAAATTGGTGGGTGTCAGATTTATTATCATCTATCATTGGTGTTGGTAACATTGGGCCATTATGCATAACCCACATATCTCTATCATCACCCTTTGCTTTGGATAAGATTTGAAATGGGTGGCTCATACTTCTAGTAGTATCACCATTGGTATTGAATCTGAAATGCAACCCCATTGGTATGTCCAGATCATTGTATTTAGACCATAATTTTTCAATGTCCTTGAAAGTTTTTGGTACAATTTTCTGGGTATGTAATTTACCTTTGTTGCAAAACATTAAACCAAAGCCGTCAGAATTATTGTTGTAAGCAGTTTCCAATAATTGCAAACTCAATTGCTTTGGAGTATCAGTTTTAATTATAAGACACATAGAAACCCCCTTTAGTTAGTTGCTGTGTCGTGAAGTTCTTCTTGCAAACTCACTTTGCGAGAAGGTCTACCCTTTAAATAACCCTTGCGAATTAGCCAAGCAGTAAGATTTGGGTATTGAGATTTGATTATCTCATTATCCATAAAGCGTAGGAATGTTTTATAGTGTAAACTTAAACCTAATAATCCCGTATAATTTTTAGCAAAATATACGAGAGCATCAGTAAATTCAAGCACTCTATAAAATCCGTGTTTGGATATGTTACTTTTAAATATCCGTAATTCGATTGTATGGGTATGGCTTATATTAACTGCCTCATATTTATCTGATGACCTAACACAATCTTGTATTTTCTTTTTAGATCTTTTTGCCCATTGGTCAGATGTCCTACCAGCAATTTGTTTAATAAAAGGTGTATTAGTTTCATCATTAATGAACACCAATATTTTACCAATATCCGTAGGGCGTAACGCCTTACGGCTTATGTGAATATGAAGTCCTGCCGTATCCGTATTCCAACCTTTGAGATTAGTCATACATTTATCATCTTTAAAAAATCTTTCCCAATGTTTTTTATGATATTCAAATGTGGCAGGGGCAGTAGTTATTTCAAACCCCCCGTCTAGTGAGCCGTCAGCTTTGCACAATGCAAAACCACTCATTACATTATCTTGTATGTGATAAGGTATGTCATAAGGACAACTATTTCTTTTTTCCACTTCCAATTCCACGCCATAATATAATTGTTTGTTTTCTGGTGTGGATTTTTCGTGGGGCAAACATAATTTGCCCAGATCATCTTCAACTCTGTGGCAGTATTCATAAACGCCACTTTCCTCATTCTGACCACCATCATAATTTTCTTCATCATAATCATCAACACCTATATAGGTATCTTGATTATCAGAATAACGATAATTATCCTCACAGCAACTCTGACAAACATAAAAATCGCCTTGATAACAGTGGAACATATCATCATAAAACATAGCACTACCACAATCGTGGCAGTTTTCAATTTCTTCATTTGATCTTATGTCAGCACTCAATTCTTGGGCTTTGTTGCCGTATTCCTCAAGTGTGTTAATCAACACTTGTATTTTATTAGCTGACCAATCTTGAGGACAACGCCTATCGGAGATTATTCTGACAATCTGACTACGATTTAAGCCATAATCAGATCTCAAATATTTTAATAGAGTCATAAAATTCCTATTAAATTTTGGTGGTAACAATCAAATCAATTTTTAAATCGCATAAACTTGAACAAAGTACATTCAAAGTTGTAGCATTTGGATTGCTACTAGAAAACTTTTTTTTCCGTTTGTTCAACAATTTAAATTATGATTTGAATTGCCCACCTATTAAAAAACATTAACACCACGTCAATGTTTAAGCCAAACATAGTAAAAATATTGTACAGCAATTTTTATATCAAGAATTGCACTCATATTTTTCAATGCTTGAGTATGCCCTAAAATAGAGCATATTCAAATATTGTCAATAATTAATTTCATAAGTTATCCACAACCTGCCAAAAAGTTGTGGATAAGTTTTATAGGTTTGGATTGCCATTGAATCTATAATCGTTATTCGGTTCTATGTTAAAATGATTTTCTAAAACATCAGCTATCATATTTCTAGTTTGCCATATTGATTGTTCCAAATTTTCTATATTATTTCTATTGTTTATTATATTTTCTCGTAAATTATCGTGAATTGATAATAAACTATTTTGTAAATTGATATTATTTCTAGGCATTAAATTTTACCCCCAATTCTTTGTTCATTTGCACTTGCTCATCAAGTGTAAAATCGTCAAAATCTTGATCTAAAACCAGATCAATTTTCTTGCCCATATCCCTATCCAGACTAGCTTTTAATTTTAAAAACTGATCTGAATTAAAGATTGGATTAAAAGAGTTAAAAGACTTTTTAAACTTCTTTTTATAGTTTTTCTTAAAGTTATTTTTTGCCATTATACCCCCAATAACAAGTTTAAATTATGCTTTTTATATCCGTACCAAACTTTTTTGGTTGGTTTTTTAGAGCATTTTTTGTGAAATAGATTTATATATTTTAAATCACCATTTTTATAGTAAACAAATTTGTCAGCGATATTGTTTTTATCGCTACCAAGTTTTGCCCCACATTTAGAACAATTTAGATTTTTTATGCTCATTTTTATCCTTTCATTTTATTATGTTGATTGATAATATCAATCGCCACATCTAACAAATCCTCAATTACATCAATTTGTTGATCCACATTTAAATTTTCATATTGTTTTTTAAAATGCTCATTGTCTTGTAGATATTTCAATATCGGTGAAACAATGGGCATTAATTTTCTATTTTCATATCGCATTTAAAATGTCCTATTAAGTGATTAAAAAAGGCGTAACAATTACGCCTTTTTGATTTGTACAAGTTTATGACCAAACTTTTTGAGTAGCATTTTCTCCCATTCATTAAGTTTGCGTTTTTTCAGTCTGTGCGATTTATCTTGATAAATCTCTTGTACCAAAACAAGCCACAATTTTTTCAATCTACGATTATAAACGGAATCGTAAATCTCAAAAGCTTCAATTCTACTGTGCGATTTTGTGCTATAAACAATGGGTTTTGATTTTTTAAGTGGATTCACATATTGACCACCAAAAAACAAGGTTGACCCCCATTGAATAGGCGTTAACCTATTATCACAAATTCGGCTAGTAGATGTAGATTTTTTAAACATACATTTTCCTAACAAAAAAATCAGTATCCCCCTAAGATATAGATAAATAAAACAATGTCAAGCGAATAATTACAGACTTATCCACAGCCCTGTGGATAACTTTTTAGATCCTGCCTATACTTGCCCCCTTTTTAAAGGGGTTTAACTAGGTATCTAGCCCCCCGTTGATACTCTAAACATTCCTGCTGATACTCTAAACATTCCCTCAAATTAAGATTTAAAAATGTTATGTGTAAAAACTGTGTAAGAACTGTGTAAATAGAGAGCTGGTTAAAACTGCCAAAAAAAATTGGTTTGACGGGGGGTAGGGGGGCAACCAATTAGCGAGAGGGGGGAAGGAAAAAATGCCCGTGTATACATACACATACCCACCTCGACAAATTTTATCAAAATTTTGGACCTAGTGATAAATTCTGGGCGTGCCCCCTTGTCCAAAGTGTGTAAATCATGTGCATGAAGTGTGTAGGGGGGAGGAGCACTATAGGTGGTATGTGTGTGTGATGTGTGCTTTATAAAATCCTCCCCCTCTTACAGGAGACGCATAGCGCGGGGCTATGCACTTAACATTATATCCCAAACATACTTGCATTGCAATGCCTTTTGTTATATAATCTAACATATGGCAAAAGGCGACAAGTTAACAGCACAGCAAGAGCAATTCTGCTTGGAGTTCATTAAGGACTTGAACGCAGTGCGCGCCGCCATACGTGCAGGATATGGAGAACAACATGCAAAAAAGAATGCTTGGACGATCATACGGAACCCTGCTGTGGCCTCGAGAATCTCAGAACTCAAGGCCGACCAAACAAAGCGTACTAAAATTGAAGCGGATGATATATTGCGCCGCCTAGTGCGTATCGCCGAAAAGACTGAGCAGGAGGGCGATTATCAAGCGGCTATCCGCTCCTTGGAACTCCTTGGCAAACATCAAGCGATGTGGACCGATAAGAATCTTACCGAAATGGAGGTTAAGAACGCCTTTGCTACGGGCAACTCGGAGGAAGACATCCAGCGTGACGTGGAACGATTGAAAAAAATTGCCGCGCCGCATTTGAAATTAGTAGTAAAGAAAGAGAGTGTACACTAAATGACAATTAAAACTGTAAAACCACAACAACCCGTGGAAGGCCCATACACAAGTACTCGGTATACGGCACAGGCGAAGCAGGGAAAGAACAATACCTTTACCTGGACTGAAAAGGCTGAAGAGTATGAAGGCCCAGCGCACGGCGTTTACACCAAGACCATACAGGGCTACGTGAATCCTAAGAAGGAGGACTGATATGAATTGGAAAAATACTCCTAAAGGAGTAAAAGCAAAAGTTGAGAAAGCTGATAAGAAAGCTAAATCGGGCGGAGATCCTCATGGCCGCACCACTAAGGAAAAAGTTGTAGACTTTGCTAAAGGTGTGGGTTTGACTTCTGGACAGAAGAAAGCCCGCGATTTTGCGATAGGTGGCGCTGCATTGGCTACAGGAGCTTTAGGCAATCTCGCATCAAGAGCTGCTAACATTGTTAAAAAAGCCCAAGCTCATAAGAAAGAATAGGAGACCATAATGGTAGAAGTAACATTAAAATTACCAGCTACAAATGAGTTGGATAAATTTAGAAATTTATTAGATAATAAAGATAAACTTGTAAAACAAGAAGCAAAAGATGGAACCAGAAATCAATATCAGATAGAGATACAAAGACTTAAAAAAAGATATGGTAAAGATTTTAAAAAATTATTAAGTCAAGCTAGAAAAATGCCTAAAGGTTCTGGAAAAAGTACACCAGTAACTGGAGCAGGCGAAAGAAAGGAACAAAAGTTCTTGGATGAACAAACTCCTTTTGCTAGTCAAATGAATGCAATCTTAGGTAATAAAGAATCTTTAGTTGAAAAAGGTAATTATGGTTCTAAGATACAAACTTTAAAGGATAAAATAAAAGCATATAATGCTGATCATGAACTGGTTGGAAAAGAAAAAGTTAAGTTCAAGGATGTTCTTAGAAAATCTCAATTGTCTAAGGATATAAATAAGAAAGATGAAAAAGCTAGTTCTGCTCCAAAAGGTTCTCGTTAATGGGAAGCCAAAAAAAAGTTTATGATAATCCAAAGGACGCGGCCAAAGATTTACTTACGATTGGCGGCGCGGCCATCATAAATAAAACTCTGCAGACTCCGATTAAAAAAGGAAAAGAGAAAGC